CTTCTGGCCTCGTAAATGTTCGCATCTTGATCCTGCGTTAATGTCTTCGCTAGAATCAAATGAGATCATTGTTTTGTCTCCTTCACGATAGATTAGTCCGATAGCATCAGCATTTGCACATGCAATGTTTCTGATCTTCCCAGTCAAATCTAAATCTTTACTTGCTACCTCTTTACCTTTCTTGTCTAGCATTTTATCTTTGAGATGGCCGATATAAATGATATGATCAGCTAGCATCTCTAGTCTGTCCATCCATTTCTTAACTGCAATTCTCAAATACAAATAGCCACCACCTTGAGGTAATGAAAGTATTGATAGTCCTTTGTTATCACTATCAAAGTTTTTACCCATAGGAGTTTGTTTGTAAAGCTCTTTAGCTTCTGCTTCACACCATACTTCTAACTGAGTTAATGTGTCGATGGCAATGTATTTATATGGTCTCTTATTTCCCATAATAGCTTTGCCTACTTCACTTAGTTCTTTAAGATTACTAACTTGAATCTTAAGAGCTTCTACCATGTCTGAACCACGCTCTAAATCTATGATAAGACAATCATCCAGCTTTGCTAACGCTGTTGTCTTACCTACTTTAGGCTGTCCATACACTACCAAGTTTTTAGGACTCTTTCTAGCCGCTGCAACTTTTTCTGTTGGTAATTGCATCATTTTCTTTCTTTAATTGTAAATGTTGATAAATCTGTTTCAAAGGGGATCATACCCAATAAACCATCACGATTCTTTTCGAGATGACAAGCTAGAAGATTTTCAGGTTCTTCTCCACAATACTTGTCTGTAATCCCGTACAAATCAAATGGTCTTTGTAGCATGATAACTACATGAGCATCCTGGCCAATAGAATCACCACCAAACAAATCGGTAAGCAATGGTTGATATTGATTCTTAGCTCGGAACTCTTGCTCGATATTCCTGTTTAACTGCGATAATAAGATTGTTATTGACCCCATTTTAGATTGCATCCACATACAGGCTTTTGATACTGTATTAAGCTTTTGCAATTCTGTGTCTTCTGATCCTACGATAAGACGAGTGTGATCAATCAAGTTTACAATGGTATGGTACGGATACCTTGCAGATACTTTATTGTTCGTGTCTTTAATCTTATTCATATTCTGTGGAATAGAACAGAAGTAAATGGGGTATTTAGCATACTTATTAGCAGCGTCTTCGTATTTCTGCATGCCTGTATCATCTAATGGCTGATCTACGGAATAAAGTTGCGAGAACTTTAGATTAGCATCGTTTGAAGCAGCACGCATAATCTGTTGATAATCTGGCATCTCAAATGTCCAATACAATACTACTAATGGAGCATTGACATTGACATCTAATAAGTCAAATAATAACTGATTACTAAATGCAGATTTACCTACACCAGGTCTACCAGCAATAACATACATCTTGCCTGGTTGCAACCCACCTAATAACTGTTTGTTTAATCTAGGCCATTTAGTCGGAAACACAACGCGCTTACCTAGCTTTGCATTTCTAACTTCTTGAATTGATTTGTTGACGGCATCTTTGATATGCCTAAACTCAGTTATTTTAGAGTTGTCTTGTGATACGTCCTTCGGACTTGAGTTTGGTTGTTGTTCCATCTTCACTTAAATCGCTGTATTTTTCCCAACTATAGTTGTTGATCCATGTTTCTAACTGCTGCATATAACCTAAACTATTGCTAGTCTTTCTCAATTGTAGTTCTCTGTTCAAGCACTCAATAATGTGCTGATGTTTAGTTACATCATTACCTACAATCTTTTGATACTTAACTTTAGCTTTGGCGTTAGCTTTAGAAGTTGGATCTTTAGCACGAAGAATTCGTAATTGACCGTTAGCTAAGACTTTAAGCGGGTATGTCGAGAGAAGACCATGCCACATCCTATCAAATGAACTCTCTACATATTGCAGAAAGTGTTCTCTAAGAAAGACCTCGTCTTCTCCCAACTTAATGTACCCAGCTTCTTCTAACTTGTGTTGGTCTACAATTAACTTTAAATCTTCAATGCTCTCTTTGCGATAAGTCAAGATCAAAAAACAAAACTCATCAGCTGTAATACTTAGCTGTTTGAGTAGATCAGTATTAATTTCAATAGTCATAATAAATTTTGTTATACTGATTCTTGATTCTCAATACAAATATAAGAAGAAAGTTTATCAATCCAAACAATATTGTCAAAACTTTTTATACTTGATTGTAACCATTTTTCTTCTTGAGAATTTGGTACATACAAGATAATTACTGTTCCAACTTTGTCTGGACTTAAACGTAACAATCGTCCTACTCTTTGTATCATTGATAAGCTTTTAGAATCCAATCCACAGATTATCCCTATCTCTGCATCAGACACGTCAAAGCCTTGGTTAAGAGCTTTAGTTGAACACAATACATTTGCTGTTTTATTCTTGAAATCTTCTAATGCTTGTTTTCTTGCTTTAGTTCCTAGTTTGGAATGATATACTCTACTGATATCTCCGTGGTCTTTTTGAACTTGTGCATTTATTGCATCTGTTATTTCATTATTACCTGCAAATGTTAGTATTCTACTTCCGTCATGATAACCAATTAGTTTACTAGCATATAAAACTTTGTTATACGCCTTTTGAACTACATCCTTTCTATCTCTTATAGCTTTGTAAAACATAAGTGCATTAGTATACTCTTCTCTAGAATAAGATGATGGGCTAGCTAATATTTGGTTAGCCTCACTAAACGCATCAAATTGTCCAAGTCTATACTTATACTGCACAAACATGTTATTAGCCTTAGAGTAATCTTTCTTTTCCTCATCAGTTAATTCAACAGGAATACAATAAATTTTATATGGACTAATTAATCCCATCTTCACACACTGATCCATAGTAATATGATATACAATAGGTGCTAGCTTTTGTAATCTCACTAAATACGTTGGATCTTCTGGAGGAGTTGCTGTTAAGCAAAGTAATTTGTTGTAAGAGTTATTAGTAAATGCTTGGATATACACATCTGATAAACCTAAATGAACTTCATCGGCTATAATTACTTCATAATGCTTGTTTTCATACTTGCAAGCCGATTGATAGCATACGATTTCTACGTCATCTAGGATATCATCATATCCCCATTTTTTAAACTCTTCTTCAAATTGATCTTGTAATTGATTAGTTGGGACTAATACTAACGCTTTACCTCCCCATTTTCTAAGAACTTCTCCTGCAGCCATAACTCCAACACGAGATTTACCAAATCCAGTACCTGCGAATACTGAACCTTTAAATCCTGCTGATTGCCATGCTTTAAGAGCCTTCCTCTGTTCTTGATTCTTTAATTCTAAGCTTGCTTGTAATGATGTTGCCATTTTCATCTCCTTGTTTTACTTTAATTTTAACTGATTCACCTACTTCATTGATTATTATCTTGTCTACAAACAAGTTAGTAAATAAAGGATCAATACTCTTTAAGTTCATACTTGTTTTACGATCAACTGCTGGATCCCAATAAGCCATTCCATAAATACATGGACCACCAGGAGGATCAAACATGATAACTTCCCCATCATTATCTGTAGAAGTTCTAGCAAAATCTAATAAGTTAAAGAACTCACCACCAACCATAGTGATTGTTTCTTTTCCGTCATAAGTCATGATGATGTGTTCACCATATCTATTTCTAAATGATACTTGTGTACTCATAACTCTAAAATAACTTTGTAAATTAAAGTGCCAACTAGAATCATAACTCCAAAGCAGATAATTGCTAACATGACTATTACTCCTTTGAATAATCTGTTTATAAACTTTTCGTTAAAGTGTTCTTTCATAATAATTTGTTTTTAATTGTTTTAGTGGTATGTCGGTATTTCCGACAATTAGAACACAGATAGGATTCGAACCTATAAATGAGCGTAGTTCTCATACGACAACACATGTCGCCACTGTGTTATTGTTGTTGGGCAAGACTCAAACTTGCATCTTCTGCAGTGCAGATGTTTTACTCCATTAAACTATCCAACATTGCCTTTTTGAACGACGTCGAGAAGGCTAACTCTATCTCCTATACGATGAGAACAGTAATTTGAGCTTATGTCAGAGGCTTCCTGTGTTTTACGATCTCCTGGCCAACGGAGCTAATCTTGTTCTTGCTCTGGTCTTGGATGTATTCTTAAACCATAAGCTAAGTTCATCATTTGCATATTCAAATGAGCTTGTCTACTGCTATGTTTAAGAAACTTCCTTAAATAATCTGTGCCCCATTCCATCCACTCTTTTTCTTGCTCACGAGTCATAGTATATTTTTGATACCATTCTTTGCCTGTAACTGTCTTTGCTTCTTCTGCTAAATCATGTGCAGTTAGATTATACCCTGCGATTTGCATCATAGCATTGATTAAAGTTTCAGCTGCAAAAGCTTCTTTCTCTGCTTTTGACATTCTTTTAGTCTTCGTCTGTGTAGTCATAATATTCTTCTTTAGCGCAAGCAGTACATAAAGGTTGTTCTGACAAAATTAATTCAACTTGTTCATCAATACAATCTTCGTCACAATCTGGATCTTTAAGAACTTCATTGGCAATAGTATCTCTTAGAATATCTGCATCACAATATCTGCATAATCTACTAGATTTATTCCATGGTGCGTATGGATCGTTTTCTGCTCCAGCTGGTAAGTTACTCATTGCTCTGATTTTAAAATGGTTAATAAGTTGGCTTTGAAAGGCTTTAAACTGTTCTCAATACGTTCTAAGTTAGTTTGCTTACCACCTTCTGCATGAAGTGTAGCTAACTCATTAAAACTATACTCTCTTTCTGGGTACACAGAACTTTGTATTAAAAGCTTTTCTTTAGGCCAAGACAAATCTACATCAATTGGTTCAAAGTTCAAATTCTTGTTCATAATTTTCTTTAGTTATTGGTTTTTCTTCTCTTGAAATGTTTAGTAATTCTGCATTACATCCAGGGCACAATCC